TCTATCTCATCCCAGACATGGTCGAAACCAATGAAACGAGAGTGGGGGAACGAAAACACTTTACTTCTTGTAGTAACCATTGCTATCTCCTTATTTAATTTAAGCAAGATTGTTGTCTATCGTTCAGACTATTCTGCAACGACACTACTATATATAACATATAATGTAAGAGTTGTCAAGTGAAAATAAAATTATTTGATGAAAAGGAATGTCGAGAAGCAGTTAATCATATTTTTAATATGAAAAATTCCGGTGATTTAAAACATGAAAATGAACATCGGTTTTCAACTTTAAATAAAAACAGTTATGGGTGTTACTCTGATCCTGTTTTCAACTCTCTCGCTTTAAAAGCATTGCCTCAGATGGAAGAGTCATGTGGATTAAAATTATATCCAACTTATACTTACACTCGTCTGTATTTACCTGGATATGCTTTGGTTCCACATTTAGATAGACCTGCGTGTGAATTTTCGTCTACTGTTACTATTGGTTATGGAGATAGAGAATCTCCTTGGGAAATTTATATTGAGAACGATGATCTAGATGGCGTTGAGTATATATTATATCCTGGCGAAGGTGTAATATACGAAGGCAGAAAATATCATCATTGGCGTTTACCATTAGACAAAGGTTGGCAGATACAAACCTTTGTCCACTACATTGAAATTGAAGGAGAAGTTTATTACGATGTACTAGAACGAAATCCTAATTTCGATTTTTCGGAACCCTTCCACGATTTTAAATATGATCCCAGCAAAAAATATTTAATGACTTAAAATTTATTGCCTATATTATATTTCGGACAAAGTTCCCATTCGTCTTTTTCTTTATGAGAAATGATTTTAATTTGTCTTAAAGGTGCACACTCAGAAATTTGAAGACGATCAACTACTTTCACTAATCCCCAATCACATAACAACGTTGTTATTGTATTTCTTCTATGCAAATCATTCAACATTAAATTAGTTTTTTTACCGTCAAGCAAAAATAACTCTTTGAAATGAACAATGAAGTATCTTCCTTGTTTATGTAAAACATGACACGATTGAAACAATTTTTTATCGACCCTTGATGCTACACCAATTCGGGTTAGGGTTTCTCGTATTTTTAAAAAATCATCTGGTTGATCTATAATAATCTCAACCATATCTTTTGGCACCCAGTCTACTACTACATTATCTTGTTGTTCCACCTTTACCCACCTTTTTCAATAAAATATCTAACTGATTATCAGACAGTAAAGGAAGAACTTGTCGTGCTTTCTCCTCATTATAACCATAATATAGTTTGATAACATTCACATTATCATTGACTTCTGGTTTCTGCCACTTAGAAAAACGTTTTCTTTTTCTAAGTGTATTTATAAAAAAATCGAATTGTAATTTATTTGCAACAGAATGATTGGTGTTCATCTCATTAGCAAGAAGAACCGTGTCTTTAAAATAAGACAAAGATCGATTAACAAGAAACGAATTATAACTGCTTTCATTTTCTTCTGTCATGATATTGTCTTTTGTATAATTTATAGCATTAACAAACTCGAATGGATTCATTTAGAAGGTCTCCTTTTACCACGATCTGTAACGTTCATAGCAACAGCAATACGTTCTGCACCACTGATTATATTAGGCATTACACCATGTTGTAACCTTGGATTGAAAATGATGAGATCGTTATCTTCTGGTTCAACTTCCATATCGATGGTAGGGAAAAATATAGATCCGCATCCTACATCTGCTTTCAAATAAAACACAGCCGAGTATTCCCATACAGGTCCATGACCATGAGGACCACAAGACTCACCGTCAGTGTATATTAACCCCCACATTGACGGATCAGTTTTAAGTTTTCTTTCTCCAAGAATATCTAAACGTCTTGCGAACCGATTTAAGGTATAATCGAACTCATGCCTGAGCGGATCTAAAAGATTTTCTCCGGTATGACCCGGTTGATAAACTCTGCAATATGCTCTTTCTAACCTTATAGCAGTATCTTTCTGATCGTAAGACCCACCTTCTCGTATCAACTTCATCCAATAATCAGGTTCGTCTAAGTAGCATTTAGTAACTGCTAGAAAATTAGTTCCGTCATCTACTAAAATTTCCCCTCTGTCCATTTAATTAAACTCCACGTTGGTCATCAATTCTGTCATACATGCTACCATATTTAGTTCATGATCAGCAACAAATGCATTTTTGTATTGATAATCTGCAAGAATTAATACTACATGAGGTATACTAGATGGATTTACACGATCATACATACTATCGTAAATTGCGCGGAACACAACTGATGCGTCAACATCAGAATTATTTACTACCCAAGATCGCATTTTCTTAAAGTCTTTTTCTTTAAGAGACGAAAACAGACCGTCATAAGATCCTGTTGCATCTGACTTTTGCGGTAACAACAGAGTACCACTTGTAGAATATCTTTGAACTTCATTGAGTACTCTTCTCCAATCAGGTGCATGTTTTAATATCAGATTAGCAACAGGTTCGATATCATTACACGTCACATTCTCTTTGGTAAGAATGCTCAAGACACGCTTCAACATCTGTTCACATAGAGGCTGCATATCTTTTTTGGAAGTATTAAATTCATATACACCGCACCGAGAATGGAGCGGTTCAATGATTCTGTTCTTAAAATTACATGTGAGTATGAATCGACAGTTACTTGAAAACTCTTCGATGAACCCACGCAAAGCAGGTTGTGTCGATTGAGGATTCAAGTAATCTGCCTCATCAAGAATGACACATTTTTTATTACTCGTAAGAGAAATAGAAGAGGCAAATCGTTTGATCTTACCTCGTAGTGTGTCGATGTTACCTTCTTCTGAACCATTGATTACTATGTAATCCATGTCTAACTCATCACACAGTGCACGTGCAACCGTAGTCTTACCAAGACCAGCAGTTCCAGTGAACAACATATTAGTCAGTTCTCCTTTGGCAATTGCCTCAGAGAAAGTTTTTTGAAGGGTTTTCGGCAGAATAGTATCGTCTATCTTAGACGGACGATATTTCTCTACCCATAAGAATTCTTTTGACATTTGTTACTCCATACATAATAAAAAAATAATAATAATTCAAGTGGAGACAAATGTAAAATTATCCTCCTGCTACTTCTGGCGCAAGTGCTTCGAGAGTTGATGCTTCACCAGAAACATTACCTTGTTCTTGCTCTACCAACTGGATCAACGCAATACACTGATCTCTAAGCTGTCCAATCGTGCTTAACTCTTCACCTCGAAAAGCGCCACGCGCTGTCATAGTATCAACTACTGCAACTGTACTACGTGTAATTCGATTAGCAAGGTCCATCATTTCTTCGTTCATATTAGTCTCCATAAGTACTAGTTTTTTCAAGTGCTACCCAATATTCAATCTTGGTTTGTTTATTAATAAAATGCGAGATCAAAGATGAGGAAATAGCAACATCATAATCACCTTCAATCATTTTTAAATTATTAATATTAAATACAAAATTAAAATTACTATGTTTGTATGTCCCTTCGACATCAACAGTATAACCGTTTGAAGTGCTATCACTGTTATCATTTACTGTTAGACATACAACATTATCTATACAAGTTACACTGACTTCATTATGCCCAAGAACGGAAGACGCGCGGCGAACTTTTGCCAGAGTCTCTCGATCTAAGGTAAAAGTCACATCAGCATCTCGCATGACCACTTCCTTACTAGGAGAGGTGAGGATATCGATATCAGAATAATAATATTTAATTCGAGTCCTACCTACTGAATCTCCAATAAGAACATATTCATCCTCGAAAGATAGCGTAGGATTATCAACCAGTCCCATAGCAGAAATGAACTCGTTTAGATCAAAGATCCCAAAGGTCTTTGGAAATTCCACATCTAGTATAGATTTACTGACAACGTTTTTTGCCTCAGAAATAGTCTTAATAACGTTGCCGCTTTCTATAACAATGTTGGGGTTAATTGAAGCATAGTTTTTAAGAACCTGCATAGTTTGTTCTGTAATCATCACGTAAGTATCCTCATATGTTTAAAGTAATTATACATCATTATTTTCATCGTGTCAAGCTAATTGTGGTCCCCATACCCATCCCACCAAAGAACGTCTAGTTCCCTTAGTTACTGGGGTAACTCGATGAGTTGTAGTGCTTGGAAATATAAGTATACTCCCGACTTTATTAAGAGAAGTCATAGTACGAATTACTGGTTTACCTTCCCTATCTAATTTTGATAGCATTTGAAATTTACCACCTTCAAATGAATCTCTATCATTCAATACAATTGAAAAACTTAACTTTCTTAATTTAGAAACATTAGAGGGTTCAGCATCTCGATGCCAAGAGTAATGACCACCAATATTATATTCTCCATATTGAAAAAATTCTGTCTCGTTTATTCGGTACTTCCAATGTTTTTTATTTTGTTGATATAAGACATCTGATATTTTTTCTTCTAATTTATGGTGATAAAACCACCAAAGTTCAGTGTCTCTTATACCTTGTTGCTTTTGCACATTAGAATCATCTGTGCCAATTAATCCAGGTGTATATTTCCCCTTAGACTTAGCAAAGTTACTTACACCTACACACTCTTTCTTACTTAGAACAGATGGTATCACAACATAATCGGGCACTTTTACAACTCGTGCTTTAGATAACTCAGTAGTGTCTAGACTAGAACCTATTTTATTCATACTGCTTTGCTAAAATTCTTTTCTTTTATGAATTCGATCTTGCGATCAAACTTATTGTCGAGCAGTTCACCTTTATGAGATATTACAAAAACATTTGTATCATCATCTAAGGTATCTAATATCTTCAGCAAATTATCTACCCCATCAGCATCAAGAGATGAGTCAAAGGTTTCATCGAGGATCAATAGATTGGTTGCGATGCTGTTTTTCATCTTAGCAATCTGTCTCCATGTGAACAGAAGCGCCAAATCGATACGTTGTTTCTCACCTTCACTAAAAGATGAGTAAGAAAATACATCACGGTGCCGCGAGCGAATAGTTTCATTGAAACCCTCGTCCAGATCGAAGTGAACGTAAAAGTCAAGAACCTGAAGATACTGGTTAGTCAACTTATTGATCACTGGCAAGTACTGCTTGATGATCTTGGTTTTGATACCGGTATCTTTGAGGAGTTCTGTGATAACGTTATTATATTCTCTTTGAGTCGCGTATTCTAGTTTGACATCAACGAGAGTTTCTCTTTTACTTTCTTCACTTGAGAGAGTATCTCGTGCTTCCTGCAAGCTATGTACACCTGTTTGGAGTTCGGATAACTCACCCTGTAAAGAAGCAATTCTTCGCTGGGTCCATGTGATTTTTTCTTTGATGGTGTTGATCTGATTACGCTGTTCAACTTCTGCATCAATAGACTCTTGGATACTGTGTTTCTCATTTGTCAACTTTCCTATTTGGTGTTCACACTGTTGTCTTGCTTCTTCGAGTTCATCCCACTTGTCTTTGGCGTTCTGTACCTTATCCAATCGGAAGGAGGGTTCGATGGTTTGGTCACAGGTG